GTTAGATACTGATAATTGGTTTCCTATAAATCCATTGGATTATAAAGTTAACCCATTTTTAAAATTAAATACTGAAAATACCGATATAAATGTTTTAACTGATGAAATTACTAAACAATTATTAGTAAGATTGGCAGTATTAAAAAATTATTCGGTATGGAATAATACTATAGGTAGTGATTCATCAACAGACTATTCAACTTTAGACGCTTTAATTTTTAATTCATCTATTAAAGATCAAAAAATAAGAGATATACTTTATAATGTTTTAACAGGTTTAAATAGTAACACTATTAAAAATACTAATTATTTTAAAGAAAATATTAAAGAAGAAAATGGTGTTTTTAAATTTACAGAAACAAAACCATTATTATTTAACGATACTATAATAAGTGGTTATAGAGATAAAAATAAAAATGTAGAATATATTATTATAGATAATAATGATATTGTAAATAATAGTAAAACATTAAATAGTTTTGTAAGAGGTAGTAGTATATACACTAACATAATAAATAAAAAACAAGAAGAAAAAAAATATATTTCATTTTATAATAGTGGTAATAATTTAATTTCTAATATTTCGTTATTGGTATGGGATGATTCAATAGGTGAAAATTTATTAAATAATAATAAAATTTTACAAAATAATTATTCTATTAATTCTTTATATGATATAGATATCACAGGTACTACGGAAAGTAAAGGTGAAGGGAAATATATTAATATGACTAATTTTTATATTAATGATGGAACACCTAAATGTAAATTTGAAAAATATTTAACAGAAAGTGATTTATATAAAAAACAAGTTATAAAAAACGCTAAAGGTTTATTGTTATTATCTACTCTACCATTTAAACCATTTAAAGATACGATAGGGAAATTGTTTAATGGTAAATATGAAGGATCGAGAATAATAAAAATACCTAGATATTATCTTTATTTTTTAGGTGCTTATTTATGGAAAACAGAAACTACAGCTATTAATCCTATAAAGTTTGATATTAATTTTTCAGGTATGTCACAATGTAGTTATTCTATTTTTAGTAGTGATAAGAATAATTATTTAACTAATATAGGTTATTTAGCTACAAATGATGAATATAAGGGTAAAGATATTCCTGTTGAATCTGAATTATTAAATTTACCTCAAAAAACTAAAAAAGTTTTAATAGATTTATTTGAAAATTGGGTTAAAACTAATTTTAGTGATCCATTTAGTAATAGTGGTTCAATAGAGTTGACATTTAGTTTTTATAAAAATAGTAATGGAATTACAGCTAATAAAGAAAAGTCTGCTAATGATATAAAAAATTCATTATTACAAGTATCTAGTATGATAGTGGTTGCTCCTGAAATTTTCACAAGTGATAAATTAAAAGATGGTTTAATTGTGAACCCAAATGATTTTGATTCATATATTAATAGTTTTAAAAATATTTTAACACAACCAGGAAGTCCACAATCTAGTAATGAAAAATCACAAGAGGATATTGAAAAAGAAAATAAAAGTACTAATAAAATAAAATTACAAATTTATAATTATTTCAAAAATATTAATGATAAATGGGTTGTGGATAGTGGTGATAATGGTAGAGCTTTTAATATCTGTGGTTCACAAGATAAAGATTTATACGACTATTTCAAATTTATAGATAGAGCTTGGAGAGACATTGGTAATAAGTCTAACTTTAATTTAAAAAGTTTTTTAAGTTTAGGTAGTAATCTAGATACAAGTGTTTATTTCTTTATATCTAAACTTCTTAGAGATAGTAATTTTTTATTACAAATTTTACCATCGTATGTGAATTTTAAAGATGAAAAAGAAGTCTCAAAGATTTTTAAACCAATGACTACTATAGAAAATAATAAATCTAGTGGACCAATATTTGCTTGTATATATGCTGGTGGTAATTCACAAGTTTTAAATATAGGAGAAAGAAATAGTTATCAATATAAAAACGATGGATTTGATTTAGGTAGTAAAGGTAAAACTCCACCTGAATTTCAAGAAGAAAAGGCTAAAGATGGAAAAACAGATGAATTTTCATTAGTTGGGTTTAAAGTTGCTTTTGGGGCACAAAATCAAACCATTTTTAAAAATGTTTCATTAAATCAACAAGAACATAGAGAGACTGGTGAATATTTTAGAATTTTAGGTGATTTAGTAGATAAAAGAGGAGGTACGCAAAAAACATATCAAGGTACTGATTTATTAAAAATATTTAAAGCGAGATCGTATACATGTAGTGTGGATGCTATGGGGTGTATGAATATACAACCTATGATGTATTTTGATTTACAGAATGTTCCATTTTTTAATGGGGCTTATTTAATAACTAATGTAAGTCATAACATTACACCAAATAATATGTCAACAACATTTCAAGGTGTAAGACAATCTCAGTATATTGCACCACCTGTTGATGATTTAACAGTTGATTTAGATTTTAATTTTAATGAATCTAGTGTAATACCTACAATCAATTATATAAATTTACCATCTACAAGTACTTTATATAGTATAGGTGTTATGAATCCAAATGAGTTATTTAGAGATTTCGATCCAGAAAAAAATCAACAACCTAAATTATTAACTAAAGCGAATTTTGAATCTTTAGGTGTACCAGTAGGTATATTAACAGATGAAATAGTATCAGGATTTACTTCAATACTAGGAGCTCAAAAAATTACTACTAACGCACAGGTTACTATGTTTTTATCAAATGTGTTAGCACAATCAAGAAACTTCACTAATAAAGAATTATCTTGGGATGTACCTGATTTAGTTAATTATGAATTAAAATTTCCAAGTGGTGTTGAACAAGAGGGTAAAACAAGATATTATGGTGAAACTACAAGTGGTACAACTGAATATGCGTCAGCACCTATATTTAGTTCAGGTACACCAAATGATATTGCATATGAAATACCACAAACAAATTTTAATCTAAGTCAAGAAAAATATGGAAATATTTTCACAGGAGATATATATCGATTTAAACCAAGAGGTTTTTTATATGTTATAGGTAGAAAAAATTATTTTGAATATTTTAATAAAAATACTTCATTTATTATTGATCCAACCCTTATTACTAAGACAACTAATAGTGCATTTGATGCTGCGGTAAATGTATGGAAAAGACAAACTGATGGGAATAATCCAGCAAAAACAGCTTTCGATTATGCTAAAGTGGAAAATGGTGGAACATCAACATATTTTGAATTTACAGTAAAAGCTTGTCAACAATTTGGTGATGTATCTAAGGAGGAATCATTTATTACATTTGAAAAAGTTTTAAGATTATTTGATTTATTAGATGAAAATGCTCCATAAATTTTATTTTTTGAAAAAAAAATAATATATTTGTATTATGTATTTTGGTAATATAGTAACATCTTCTAATTTAGAAGAAGAAAATTTTAAGATATGTAGGGATTTAGATTCTATAAATAAAGAATTACCTACATTAATTGTTGGTTGGTCTAAAACGAAAGAACTCTTTGGTGATGATATATCTATTTTACATAAAAAAATAGATTGGAATTTGTATTGGACTTTTGATGGAAAAGAAAGAAAATCTGAATTCGAGGAAGATATTGATTCCTTCAAAGAATTATGTATTAATAATTATGGAGAAAATATTCCATATGTTTATGTTGATATTATTCATAGTAAACTAAAAATTATTAAACGTATTTTAGAAAAAATTAATAATTTAAAAGAAAAAATAACATATGTTAGTGATAATAATATGTTGTATATTTATGGTGAAAATATTATTTTCGGTATTGATTTAAATGTTTTAGAATATACCTCTATTAAAAAAGAAAAGGTTTTAACTAAATTATTATCTTCACCTAATACTATTTTTGTTGATGACGAAATATTTAATAAATGTAAGGATATATTTTACAAAGTAAAACATAAAACAAAACTAATCCCTTATATTTATAAAAATGGAGACTACGAATAAAATTATTACACTAGCTTCTTTTGTATTTATCGAAAAAATAGAAAATTTTAAAAAATATCTATATAAAAGATTTAGAGTACCAGAAGATAAAATATTTACATATAAATTAGAAGGAGAAGAAAACAAGAAATTAGTAACTTTCAGAATTCTTTTAAAAGATGGTAAAAAAATAAATACTGACACATTCTTTCCAACCACTATCATAGTCCATAAAAAAGGAGAATGTATTTATACTATTAACGCTTTGAATAAATTAATAGATGAGACTAATTTAGAAAATAATGGTAATATCGATTATACAAAAGTGGTGATAAATTGGGATGAATATCAAAATAAAATTCTTATCATTAAATCAGGTGAACTTAAAATGGTAAACATAAAACGTGATTTTTCTGAAAAATAAGATATTTATAATAAAATAGTGAGTTATGGAAGATTTTAATAAAGAAAAAAACCAAACTGATTTAGAGAAAAATTTAAATGAGTTTTTAGGTACAGAAAAGAAAACAAAAAAAGATTGTATTGGCGATGAATGTTTAATTAATGACGGGAAAGAAATCGTTGAGAGAGTTGAGAAAGTGTATAAAACAAATGATGGAAGACAATTATTAATGTAATTATGAATAAGAAATTAATTTCAGAAGAATTAAAAAGACATCGTCAATTATTAGAATATCAATTTATTGCTAATGAAACGATGAAAGATGGTGACGATGAGTTACTATTAGATGTTTTAAATGAACAAGATCCAACTGCTGGAGACGAACCAGAACTTGAGTTACCACCATTAGAACCAGTAGGTGATGAAACAGGTAATGAGCCAACGGAGGATACTGCTACAGATTTACCGTTAGAAGATACTACAACAACTGAAGAACCTTTAGGTGGTGATGTTGATCCTTTTGCTACTGAAGATGAACCAGCTTTACCTATTGAGGATGAAATGGCTCCAGAAGATGGTACAGTAGAGGTTGATGTAACAGATTTAGTTGATAAAACTGATCAAACTAAAACATCTGTTGATGGTTTAACAGGTAAAATGGATGAATTACTTTCAAAATTAGCAGAACTTGAAAATCAAGTTAGTGGTATGGATAATGTAATTAATAAAATTGATGATTTAGAAAAAGAAATCGAAAAAAGAAACCCTACACCTGTTGAAAGATTAGAAATGAGATCTTTGAGTTCTTACCCATACAGTGTTAAGTTAACTGATTTTTGGGCGGATAAAGAAGGGTATGAAACTGAAGAACCTGAAGAGGAATTTGTATTAACACAAGGTGATGTTGAAAATTTTGATAAAAATCAAATCAAAAGTTCATTTGATTCGTCAGTAAATAATGAAGATGATGAATATTAAAAAAATGAAAAGAGTTTTTATTATAATGGTTTTATTAACATTCGTTTCTTGTAAAACCTCAAAAGGTGGACACTGTGAAGCGTATGGAAAAGTAACAGAAAAAGAAAAAAAAGATTTGGTTTTAAGATAAACTAAAAAAAATTAAAAGTGAGAAGGTTAACATTTGTTAACCTTTTTTTATTTTTAAGAAAAAAAATCATGTTTATTGACTTTATTCAAAAATATTACTATATTTGTTTATTATTAATATTAAATAAAAAAAAGATGGCTAAAAACTCTTTAGATGCGATTTTGTCTCAGTATGAGAAAAACTCTGAAACGAAATCCAAAAACACGAAAATGTCTAACGAAGACAGACTTAAAAAGTATTTTACTGAAAAACTTCAGGCGAAAGAAAAGTCAGCAACAAAAACGTTTAGAATTTTACCAGGAAAAGATGGTAAATCTCCGTTTGATGAAGTTTACTTTCATGAGAAAGAAGTTAATGGTAAATTTGAAAAAATTTATTGTTCTAAATTGAATGATGGAGATCATTGTCCATTATGTGAATCTAGAGAAGCTTTATTAGAAGAAGGTACTGAAAAGGCTAAGAAATTAGCTAAAGACTTTAGTGCAAGAAAATTCTATGTAGTAAAAGGTATCGATAGAGAAAAAGAGGATGATGGTGTTAAATTTTGGAGATTTAAACATAAATACACAGGTGATGGTATTATGGATAAATTGATTCCTATTTTTAAATTGAAAGGTGATATTACAGACCCAAGAGTAGGTAGAGATATCATTATTTCGACAGGAAGAAATGATAAGAACCATAGTGTTGTTAATACTATTATGTCTGACGATGTTACAATTCTTACTCCTGATAAAGAAAAAGCTAACGAATGGTTTGGTAATGATTTAACATTTAGAGAAGTTTATGCGAAGAAAAGTAAAGAATATCTTGAAATCGTTGCAACAAACAAAACACCTATTTGGGATTCTGAATTAAGTAAATTTGTTGCTGAGGAAGATAAAGAAGAAAAAGAAACTACTTCTTTAGAAGAAGAGATCTCATTTATGAGAACTAAAAAAACTGCGACACCTATTAATTTGACAGACGAAGATGATGATCTTCCTATTACAAATGTTGGTGGAGATGATGAAGACGATGATGATGAATTACCATTTTAATTTAAAAAATGACTAAAAAACAACCAATTAAGAAGAAGTCTACGGACTTTTCTTCTATTAGAAAAAAGTTTTCATCTACTGAGAAATATAAAGAACAAAAATATTTTGATTTAGGTGAAGCTTTTCAAAAAGCAACAGGATTACCAGGACCAGCAATGGGACAAATTAATATGTTATTAGGGCATTCAGATACTGGTAAAACAACTGCTTTGTTACAAACTGCTATAGATGCTCAGAAAAAAGGTATATTACCTGTTTTCATTATAACAGAGCAAAAGTTTAGTTTCGAACACGCAAAACAAATGGGATTAGAAACAGAATACGTTGAAGAAGTTGATGAGTCAACAGGTGAAGTATCAGCGTTTTGGGATGGTTTCTTATTATATAAGTTAGGTTTTGATTATATCGAACAAGCTTTTGATTATGTTACTGAGGTTTTAGATGCTCAGAAAAATGGTGAAATTCCACACGATATTGTTTTCCTTTGGGATTCAATTGGTACTATACCTTGTCAAATGAGTTTTGATGGTAAAGGTGGAAATCAACATACAGCTAGGGTTATTTCAGAAAGATGGGGTATGGGGTTAGCTCAGAGAATAACATCTTCTAGAAAAGAATCGTACCCATATACAAATACGATGATTTTCGTAAATCAGCCTTGGGTGGCTTTACCTGATAATCCTTTCGGACAACCAACAATACAACCAAAAGGTGGTAACTCTATTTACCTATCTTGTGCGTTAGTATTCTTATTTGGGAATCAGAAAAGTTCGGGTGTTTCTAAATTAAACGCTACTAATAAAGGTAGAAAAGTTAATTTCGCTATTAGAACAAAAGTAGGTATCCATAAAAACCATATGAATGGATTAGGATACGCTGATTGTAAAATTTTAGCAACAACTCACGGATTCATAGAAGATGATTCTAAATCTATCGACCAATACAAAAAAGATTACAAAGATTATTGGGTTGAAGTTTTTGATAACATCGGAGAAGACGTTACAAATTTTGATATCACAGAAGACAACGCTATTGAGACTCCTGTAGATTATTCAGA